GTGGCAATGGTTGCATCTTTTGATTCCAGGTCTCGCTTTGCAGATCGTAGAGCGCCTACTGATTCAGCTAATTGACCCTTCAGACGTTTAATTTCTGAAGTCTCACTGTAGTGACTCCCGGCAAACTCACGAGCAAACGCTTCGAAAAGACGTGTGCCAAATGTGGCTTGACGAGCAGCTTCTACATCTTCTTTTAGCTGACTCAATTCCTTTTTAAGACTTTCCGTGACCACATATTCCACAGATCCAGCAGCCTTTTTAATGAACTCCTGTTTTAACTGTGCAATTTGGCCTTTAGCTTCTGCAACAAGTTTAACTTTTGCTTCGACAACTTCACGTTTGTCTGTGGCAAACTCGCCTAATTCACGAGTAAGAGCCTTAACAATAAAGCTCTCAAGTTTAACCATGTCGTTGCGATAAGCATCACGGTCTGTTTTAAATTCCTTAACTTCGTTAGCGAGACGTTCGAGAGTGAAATTCTCTAACTTCTTTGCATGCTCCTTTAAAGACGCCTTGACTGCATGGCGCTCGGAAACCAAAGCGGCACGTTCTTCGTTGACAGTAGTAAGTTCTTTTTCAAGACTTTCAGTTACCATGGTGTTAAGTGCAGTAACAAGATCACTCTTGTCATGCTCATAACGCTGGGCAAATTCTGAACGCATTTCTGCTTCTACTGATTCACGTATTTCACGTACTTTTGATTCCCAGGCTTCACTAATTGCGGTCCGAGTATCTTCTGAAAGCATGGTGCTATCTACTAGTTGTTTGATTGCATCTAACATCGCATGTTTCCTTATAGCTTGAGATCACGTATTAAACGTGTAATCTCTTGATTCAAATATCTTTGAATCTTTGGGTTAAACGTTGCTTCAGCCGCTACTTCTAATACTGAATGTCCATTCCGCATGTTCATGAGTCCTTCATAAATTGCAGTGGGATATGCATTAGGTGCGCTTGGTTGAGCAACTATATCTACTGTTAAAATTTCAAATCCTGAAACTTTACCGGTAGAATCATCTACCTCTCCAGCTCCTCTACTACTGACACCCAAGTGTACATTGTTTTCAAACATAGTTCGAACAATGTTACCCATTGGGGTGGGAAGTATTTTTAGCTTTCCGTGCCCGTCATCACCATCCATCCACATGTCATCCACAGTGTGGGTAACACGCTCAAGATTAATCTTGAGATCCGGCGGATGGTCTAGTTCACCTAGAACCGAGAATCCGCTTTTAATTTGGGTACGAATAGCTTCAACTGCCCGCTGAATCTCTACAGCAGGGTAGATTCTCTCATTGAGATTCTTTTTATTACCCTGTATGCAGATACCTTTAAGGTACAGGCTTTTAGTTTTACCATCGGGAGCATCTACGCTCTCCATGGTAATCCCTGCCTGATTAAAGGTTAAGTGTTCGCGGAGTATCGCTGGCATAATTTATTAGGCCTTGTTACTAGGAGCACTAACTTTAGATAACTTATATTCAGTGTTAGCTGATGTTAAGCTGCCTACTTTTGGTGCTGAGCGGCCTTTTTCTTCACTGCTACCTTGTGCGATATTTTTTACAGTACCGCCCATGTCGTTTTTCTTAGCAACCGGTAATTTAGAATTGCCAGGACTGTCTGATAGGACAGGCTTTGGTGCAGGTTGTTTGTATTCTAGTACGCTTTCTTCTTTTGGCTCTTCTGAGTCCATGCTTGCTAGTTCAGCATCCATGGGTCCTATTTCGTCGCCATCAGGTTCTGCGTGGTGTTCGTCACCGTCTTCACCGGCCAATTTGTCAGCAAACATCGCTTTCAATTGTGCAAGTGCATCAGTGATATCATCTAGGCGAGCTTCAACGTCTGCGTTGTCTGCGTCGCCTTCTTCTGGTTGGGCAGACATTGGCATTGACATGTCATCTTCTGCGCCGTGAGCTGGGATTTCCTCAGCTTCTTCATCATCGCCTTCCTCGGCAATATTGTTTTCATCATCAGAGATAGCGTCGATTAAATGGTCGACGTCATCGCCGCCAACTTCTTCTGCTTCTGAAGAAATTAATCCTTCATAAATCTGGCGGCTCTTTTCAACGACAATGGCATGGAATAGCTCTTCAGCTTTTTCCATTTCGTCGTTTACTACGAACTCCAGTAATTGTTCAAATTTCTCAGTCATTTTATAAAACTCCTTTAAGGGCTAGGTGGACCTACATTTTTAGTTATTAGTAGATCGGATATTTAGTATCAAACAGGCATGAAAATAGGCCTTTTAGTCTAAAAGGCCTGGAAGTTAAACTAGCAGATAAGTTACATGCCAGGTTCGGCTGGGGCGGCAGCATATATGGTACTTAAAAAATCATTTTGTTTTTTAAGTTCCACTTGTCGCACTTCATGGATCCGTCGTAGTTTATTGATGCCTTCTAACGTAAGTCTGCTTTTACGTGTGTCTTTAAATTTACGCACCTGTTGATCTTCCGCGGCGTCATACCTACCATCGTCCTGGTGTGGGTTGATGGTATTTTCAGCTGATTCAAAAAGGTCGTACAATTTCATAGTCGTTTATCCTATATGCTATTTAAGCCGGAGTTGTCGGATTTGGTGCAGCCGGTGCATTGGTTGCTGGCATGCCTGGCTCTGCTCCTGGCTCCGCCCCTGGTGCTCCTTCTGTGTCCAGGCTGGCTGCAAGGTCAGTGTCTGAACCAATCGTACCTGGAGTCACTCCCACAGCTCGTAGATTTGCATCCTCTGTGTCGCCGGGCAACATGCTCTTGTTTTCACGTTTCCAAGCGGCTTCATTGGCAATGATCTCTTCTTGGCTCAAGCCTAGATAACGTTCCATGGCCCAACGCTTGCTGATAAACGGATATGCTGTCATGCTGCCAAAGTTGTTAATTCGGTTGCTGTCCACATCCACAGTCTTGAATGCGCTGAAGTTCTGCGGAGAAGTGAACTTTAATTCAAATAATGAAGTGTCGATGTTGACACCACGCTTCTTTAAGAATACTTTAAAGTCTAGGTCTAAGCTGGGAATTACTAGGTTTTGTAAACGCTCGCAGTACTTGTTGAACCGCAGTTCTTGAATTAAACTGGTGCCAACTCTGCCGTCGTTGTAGCTGGCTGCTGAATCGTCTGCACCAGTGGGCAGGTAACTGCTGGGGATACGGAGTGCTCGGAATAACTTGTTGGTAAAGAACTTTAAGTCATCAATCTGTCCAAGGTTCTCGCCGCCGGGCAAGGTATCAACTTTACTACCACGGCCTTCTGAGGTCTGTGGGAAGAAGTAATCTTCGTTGATGCTCAAGGGGTTGTAGGTGGCATCCATGATGTTTTGACTGCCGCCGGTCATGCTGGGAATACGACGTTGATGAATTTCATTTTTCACACGTTCGACATACTGCATGGCCAAGTGGCTGGGCAAGTTGCCCACGTCAACGTAGAACACTCTACGTTCAGGCGCACGTTGCACACGATAGATAATGATGGCGTCTTCAATGAGTTCTTTTTGTTTGAACGTCTTGAATACGTTTTCTAGGATACTAAAGCCAAATGGCCAGTTGGCATCCAAGCCTTCGCTGAGACTGATGTGAACCACGTGTTCTGCGCTGACTGCGGTTTGCTGTTGGCTCTTGTCAAATCTGCCGCCTTGTCCGCCGCCGCCGCCACCAAATCCGTTTTGACTATTGCGTGGAGTAGTGGCGCCTAACACGCTGGGCGCTTGACTGTAGGGACTGGCTCCATTGGCGCCGGGCTGAATCTGCGTTACATTCAGGCTCATCAAGTTGACGTTGAGATTGCGGAAAATATACTGCTCTGGTTCTTTACCAGCACTTTCGTTGACTATGACTTTGTCACAGTTGCGACTGTCTGCATGATATAACTTGTTGTTCTCGGGATCACGGATTAGGAATTGATCTCCGTACTTTAAGGTGTTGCGGAACAAACGAAACATTCTACGATCTAGTTCGTTGAGACGATACCAAGCATGCAGGCTTTCGTTGAGCAGGCTCATTTCTACGTCGGTGGGGTCGTCCAAAAATGCAAACTTAAAAGTGGTGTTGTTTTCTGGATTGACTTCTGTGCAAAACTCTGATATAATGTCCAAGGCCGCATTGATTTCTGGATCTTGATCCATGAGCTCATACTGGTAATAACGGTCAACACGATTGGCCTGTCCACTGTAAATTTCTGGCAAGAAACTTTGATAGTTACGTTTGCCAACCTTGGCCATGCCATCAATACCCTGTGAGTTACCACTGATTACACTTTTGGTGTTGCCTTCTGGTACTGAGTACGTGTTGAAATATTTTTTCCAGCTCATGTTATTTTCCTATAATCCTAATACGTTGTCTTGGTAAAGCCGCTGAAGTGGGCTTGCTTTTTGGTGTCGGCATGCAAGTTGTACGTTTGTTCTAGAATATTCAAGATCTTACCTTGAGTATCATCTTCATTACTTACCGAAGTTAATGTGCCGTCCGTGGCTTTCTTAACGTCGGCGGTAGTTATCAATTTGCCGTTGTCGTCTAGCCTTAACTGGTTAAATCCTGCGCCGGTTCTCAGTGTGCCGCCGTTGGTGTCCAATGATGCATTAGATGATCGCTCCCCGGCCGAGTTACCCTGTGGTCTGCCAAATAAAGTTTCTCTTGCCCTATCAAGCATATTACCTTTGAAGCCACCTTTAGGAGCGGCACCCATCCAGGTTACACCAATTTCTTCTGCGTTCAGCCCGTCGTATCTACCACCTTTGCGATCAAATTCTTTTCGCATAGCCGCATACCCTGCTTCTTTAGAAGCAAAGTGTGCATATACCATTCCGTTAGCACTATCTGTAGATAAATTAGGTGCTAATGCACCAAATGTTTTGGCACGATCGGCTAGATCTTTAGATCCTGCTTTCCCTAATATAATATTACCTGGATTATTAAGTCTGGTATTAAGTTGGCCCGCACCGCCGCCTTCTAATCTATTGATTGTTTCTAATAATTTATTTTGTTCTTCGGGCGACATTTGAGCCCAAGACTTAGATGCGGATGCTCCCATAGATTTTCGAATGCCTGCGGCGTAATTTGCGCCGCTTTCTCCAAATTCATTAACTCCATACTTGCTGTTGCTATCTGGGGAACCGCTGGGCCCAGTTAATCCGCTACTGGCGTTGCTGACTGCATCTTTGATGGCCTGAGTTAATTTCTTTAATTCATCATACGGTGGTGTAAATGTCTTTTTAATTGCTTCTCGAGTCTGCTCTAATGTACTGTCTAGCTTAGAAGTCTTGACATTGTAGGTGCCGTCGATGGCTTTTGTTGTAGCCACAAACGTTTCTTCATAGGTTTTCTTAGAAAACGTAGTGTCAATTTTCTTTTTAGTTTCGTCTAGGGTCTGTTGTAATTGGGTATACAGGCCAATGTCTATGGGCTTTAACACAAAATCGCCACTGCTGGTTTCTTTAAGAACCGACACTGATTTCTTATAACGTTCCATGGCCGCAGCCATGCGTTCAATTTGCGATGCTTGATCTGCTCCAAAGAAGTTAGAAATTGCATTGCCTACATTGCCCCAGAAGCCTGGACCAAAGTCAGCTAATGCGTCTTTAAGTGCTTTAACACCTGCGGCAGCCGCAAACAACTGATCACTTGGGATCTTGCTTAATCTTTCAATTTGTACAGTTGTTGCTTCAATTCCGCTGTTACGTAGTGCGGCAATCTTATCAACAATTAATCCAACACCTTCGGCAATCTTAGTAATGACGCCACCGATAGTTGCGCCTACAGTTTCAAACAGCTTGCCCATGGCTTCTAATACATCTATTGGGAATGCCCTTAATGCTAATCCTAGTGCGCCTATTGCTAGTGCTCCTGGGATTAGAACTTCAACTAAC